ATGGTTGGAGAAAAGAAGGCCGGGGCGCGGCCGGGGCGGGCGGAGATGGACCTGTTCCTGGAAGCGCTGGCCGAATCGTCGAACGTCGCCGCGTCGGCGCGGCGGGCGGGGACGAGCGCCAACGCCATGTATCGCGAACGGCGGCGCAACGCGCCCTTCGCAGCGCGCTGGCACGCGGCGCTGTGCGAGGGCTTTGCGCGGCTGGAGGCCGAATTGCTGGCGGAGGCGCTCGTCGCGCCGAGCGGCAATGTCAAGGATGCGACGCTGAAGTCGCGGGCGCAGAAATATCGGCTGGGTCTGGCGCTGCTCGCCGCGCATCGCGCGGCGGTGCGCGGGGCGAAGCTGCCGGCGGCGGGCGAGGCGGCGGTGCCGGGCGATGCGCGCGGGCGGCTGGGGCAGCGGTTGCGCGCGATGCAGGCGCGCGTGCGCGCGGACGAAAAGCGCGCGGACGGAAGCGGCGGTGACGTGTGAAGCGCGCGGAGGATTGGGCGCGCGAGCCGCCCGAGGCACTGGACCGCTGGCTGGCGCGGCTGCGGCCCGCGCGGGCGGCGGCGCTGCTGGCCGACTGGAGCTGGTGGCGGCGCATGGACCAGCGCCCGCCGGAGGGCGACTGGCATGTCTGGCTGCTGCTCGCCGGGCGCGGTTTCGGCAAGACGCGCACGGGGGCGGAATGGACGCGCGCCTTTGCCGAGGCCAATCCCGGCGCGCGCATCGCGCTGGTCGCGGCCTCGCTGCACGAGGCGCGGCAAGTGATGGTCGAGGGGGAAAGCGGCCTGCTGGGAATCGCGCAGGGCGCGGCGCGGCCCGATTATGAAAGCAGCCTGCGGCGGCTGACGTGGCCGAACGGCGCGGTCGCGACGCTCTATTCGGCGGCGGAGCCCGACAGTTTGCGCGGGCCGGAACATGCGGCGGCGTGGTGCGACGAGATCGCCAAATGGCCGCAGGGCGAGGCGGCGTGGGACAATCTGATGCTGACGATGCGGATCGGCGCGCGGCCGCAAGTCGTGGCGACGACGACGCCGCGCGGCGCGGCGCTGGTGCGGCGGCTGATGCGCGAACCGGGCGTCGCGGTGACGCGCGGCGCGACGCACGACAACCGGCATAATCTGTCGCCGGTGTGGCTGGCGACGATGGATGCCATCTATGGCGGCACGCGGCTGGGGCGGCAGGAACTGGACGGCGCGATGCTGGAGGATGTCGAGGGCGCGCTGTGGACGCGCGCGCTGGTCGAGCGGTGCCGCGTGGCAGCGGAGGCGGTGGAGACGCCGCGCCGCGTCGTGATCGGCGTCGATCCGCCCGCGACCAGCAGCGGCGACGCCTGCGGGATCGTCGTCGCGGCGGGACTGCGCGACGGGCGCATCGCGGTGGTCGAGGATGCGAGCGTGGAGCGGGCCGCGCCGCATGCGTGGGCCGGGGCGGTCGCGGCGGCGGCGGCGCGCTGGGGCGCCGACCGCGTCGTCGCGGAAAGCAATATGGGCGGCGAAATGGTGACGGCGGTGCTGGCGCAGGCCGATGTGGCGCTGCCTGTCGTCGGCGTGCACGCCAGCGTCGGCAAGGCGCGGCGCGCGGAGCCGGTGGCGCTCGCCTATGAGCGCGGGCAGGTGGTGCATGCGGGGGCGTTCGGCGCGCTGGAGGACCAGTTGTGCGGCTTGCAGATCGGCGGTGGCTATGCCGGGCCGGGGCGTTCGCCGGACAGGGCCGATGCCTGTGTGTGGGCCGTTGCGGAACTGCTCGACGGGATGCGTGCGGGGCGGCGGCCGGGGGTGCGGCGGGTTTGAGGGAGAGGGAAAGGACGAAGATATTCTGTCGATGTTCCAACCTCGTCATGCTGAACTTGGTTCAGCATCCATGGCCCGGCACTCACCTGACAGGCCGGCGCCGGTGGGATTCACGCGGAGACGCGAAGGCGCGGAGGGGTAGTGTTCGCCGCGAAGCGGCCCTCCTCACTCGACGTTGTAGCAGGCTGCGGCGTTCCAAGAGAACGGGGCCTGCCGGCCCAAACACCTCCGCGTCTCCGCGTGAACCAAAATAGCGCTGCGCCCTACGAAAGGTAAGGCCATGGATGCTGAACCAAGTTCAGCATGACGAAGGCGGAGAGGGGCGGCTTTTCGTCGCTTTCGGTGCGATAAATTGCAGGAGACAGCTATGAACTGGTTTGGCCGCAAGGCCGTGCGGGATGCCGTGCGGCCGGCCTTGTCGCGCGTGCATGGCGCCTGGGCGGCGCCCGCGCCGATGAGTTATGAGGCGCAGGTGCGCGAAGGCTATCTGGGCAATGCCATCGTCCAGCGCGCGGTGCGGCTGGTCGCGGAGGCCGCCGGGTCGGCGCCGCTGTGCGCCAGCGATCCGGCGCTGGCCGCGCTGGTCGCGGCGAATTCCGGCGGGCAAGGGCTGGTCGAGACGCTGGCGGCGCAGTTGCTGCTGCACGGCAACGGCTATGTGCAGATATTGGCGGGCGAGGCGGGGGCGCCCGTGGAGCTGTTCGCGCTGCGGCCCGAGCGGGTGACGGTCGAGGCGGACGCGCAGGGCTGGCCCGTCGCCTATCGCTACAAGGCGGGCGGGCAGGGCGTCGTGCTGCCCGCCGAGGATGCGGCGGGGCGCGTCGCGGTGGTGCATGTCAAGGCGCTGCACCCGCTCGACGACCATTATGGCGCGGGCTGCCTGTCGGCGGCGGCGGGCGCGATCGCGGCGCATAATGCGGCGGCGACGTGGAACCGCGCGCTGCTGGACAATGCGGCGCGGCCGTCGGGGGCGCTGGTCCACGATCCCGGCGACAAGGGGATGCCGCTGTCGGCCGAGCAGGTGGACCGGCTGCGCGAGGAACTGGCCGAAGGGTTCGCGGGCGGGGCCAATGCCGGGCGGCCGTTGCTGCTGGAAGGCGGGCTGAAATGGCAGGCGCTGAGCCTGTCGCCCGCCGACATGGATTTCCTGGCGTTGAAGCATTCGAGCGCGCGCGAGATCGCCATGGCGTTCGGGGTGCCGCCGATGCTGCTCGGCCTGCCGGGCGACGCGACCTATGCCAATTACCGCGAGGCCAACCGGGCGCTGTGGCGGCTGACCGTGCTGCCCTTGTGCGCGAAGATATTGGGGGCGCTGGCGCAGGGGCTGGCGGGCTGGTTCGAGGGGGCGGAGCTGCGCGTCGACCTGGACCGGGTGCCGGCGCTGGTCGACGACCGCATGGCGCTGTGGCGCGAAGTGTCGCGCGCGGACTGGCTGAGCGGCGAGGAGAAGAAGGCGCTGCTGGGCGTGGGGTAGGTTTTTTTGAGATTCGCGCAGAGGACGCAGAGAACGCAGAGATTTTTGGTTCACGCGGAGACGCGGAGAGATATTTTGGGCCGACAGACCCCTCATCATCCGATCTTCGCGTTTGCCGCGATGTTGCGGGAAAAAGGCCGCTTCGCGGCAAGCATTGTTTCTCCGCGCCTCCGCGTCTCCGCGTGAATCTTTTCTTTCTCTGCGAACTCTGCGTGCTCTGCGCGAAATTTTTCAACATTTCGGAGATCGGACCATGGATCAGGATGAGGCGCTGGCGCGGTTGATCGCGCTGGCGGGAACTGGGGCGGGAAGCGGCGCGGCCGCAGATGGCGCGACCTTGCGGGCGCTGGTCGAAGAGGCGAGCGAGCTGGGGGCGCGGCGGGCGCTGGCGCGGCTGGGGCTGGCCGATGCGGCGGCGCGCGAGGATATCGGCGACTTGCGGCAATTGCTCGGCGCGTGGCGCGACGCGAAAAGCAGCGCGTGGAAGGCGGCGGTCGATTGGGCCGTGCGCGGCGTGCTGGCGGGGTTGCTCGTCGCGCTGGCGATGAAGCTGGGGCTGGTGGGGCTGCTGCGGTGAGGGGAGCGCAACAGGCCCTCCCGGTATCGGGTCGGTCGTGCCCCCGGCACGACCTGAACCAGCCGGGGGCCGGTTCACCCGATACCCCCCTCCCGCAAGCGGGAGGGGGGATCAGGTTCGCGGGCTATGCTTCCGTGTTCGACCGGGTGGACCGGGGCGGGGACGTGGTGCGGCGCGGGGCGTTTGCGGCGAGTTTGCGCGAAGGGCGCGCCGTGCCCTTGCTGTGGCAGCATCGGCCCGGCGCGGTCGTCGGCGTGATCGAGACTTTGACGGAGGATGCGCGCGGGCTGCGCGTCGTCGCGCGCGTCACGCATCCGACGGCGGCGGGGCTGGTCGCGCGCGGGGCGCTGACGGGATTGTCGTTCGGCTATCGGGTGCGGGCTGTGCGGGGCGGGATGCCGCGCGAGTTGCTGGCGCTCGACCTGGCGGAAGTGAGCCTGGTGGCGCGGCCGATGCAGGCGCTGGCGCGCGTGATCGCGGTGGATGGGACAGGCCGCGGACAGGCCCTCCCCCAACCTCTCCCGCAAGCGGGAGGGGAGAATTTTCGGTGAAGGAGTAAGCAATATGGACGATATGGAATTGAAGGCCGACGCGCTCGATGGCGCGTTCGATGCGGTGCTGGCGGCGGAGGCCGTCGACGAGTTGAAGGCGTCGGTCGCGGCGCTGAAGGCGCAGGTCGAGCGGCAGGCCGTGGCGGCGGCGCGGTTGCCGCTCGACGGGGCGAAGGCCGACGATCCGGCGCGCGATGCTTTCGTCGAGCGCTATCTGCGGCGCGGGATCGATGCCGGCGTGGAGATGAAGAGCCTGTCGGGGGCGTCGGGGGTCGAAGGCGGCTATGCCGTGCCGCGCGAGATCGACACCAGTATCGCCGCGACACTGAAGGCGCTGTCGCCGATCCGGTCGGTCGCGACCGTCGTGCAGACGGGAACAAGCGGGTATCGCAAGCTGGTCGCGACGGGCGCTTTCGGGGCGGGTTGGGTCGGCGAGACGGCGGCGCGGCCCGAGACGGGAACGCGCGCCTTTGCCGAGATCGCGCCGCCGTCGGGCGAGCTTTACGCCAATCCGGCGGCGAGCCAGGCGATGCTGGATGATGCGATGTTCGACGTCGAGGGCTGGCTGGCCGACGAGCTGGCGCGCGAGTTCGCGGTGGCGGAAGGCGCGGCGTTCGTGAACGGCAACGGCACGAACCGGCCCAAGGGGTTCCTGTCCTATGCCGCTACGAACGAGGCCGACAGCGCGCGGGCGTTCGGGACGCTGCAATATGTCGCGTCGGGCGCTGCGGGCGGTTTCGCCGCGTCGAACCCGCAGGACAAGCTGGTCGAACTGGTGCATATGCTGAAGGCGCCCTATCGCCAGGGCGCGTGCTGGGTGATGAGTTCGGACACGCTGGCGCGCATCCGCAAGTTCAAGACCACGGACGGCGCCTTTCTGTGGCAGCCGGGGCTGGTCGAGGGGCAGGCGGCGACGCTGCTGGGCTATCCGGTCGTCGAGGCGGAGGACATGCCCGATGTCGCCGCCAACAGCCTGTCGATCGCCTTCGGCAATTTCCGCGCGGGCTATCTGGTCGCCGACCGCGGCGAGACGCGCATCCTGCGCGATCCCTTTTCGAACAAGCCGTTCGTGCATTTCTATGCAACCAAAAGGGTCGGCGGCGCGATCATCGATTCGCAGGCCATCAAGCTGATGAAATTCGCCGCCAGCTAAACGCCGGCGCGCGATGGGCGCCCGGCCGGCTTCCCCGCCCTTTCGGGAGCGGGTCGGGCGTTTCTTGCCGTCATCCCGGAGAAAAAAGTCGTGGGCTCCCGCGAAAGCGGGAGTCCAGGGCGGTCATATGCGACGCTTGCGCCGGAACGCCCTGGTTCCCCGTCTTCGCGGGGACACACATGGCTTTCATCCAAATCACTCCCTTATCGAAAGGATGGCCTTGCCATGCCGAACCTCTTTTTCGCCGACCTGGTGCGCGAACGGTGCCATGACGGCGGCGCCGGGCCGCTGACGCCGACCGGCGCCATGCCCGGCCATCGCCGCTTTGCCGACGCCGTGCCCGTGGGCGCGAGCTTTCACTATGCCGTCGCGGGCGTCGCCTGGTCCGCCGAATGGGAGAACGGAACCGGCCATATCGACGAGGCCGGACGGCTGGTGCGCGACAGCGTCGCCGCGTCCTCGAACGGCGGCGCGCCGGTCGATTTCGCGCCAGGGCTGAAGACGATCGCGCTGACCGTGGGCGCCGCGTGGTTCGCCGGGCAGCAGGCCGATGCGGCGGCGACGGCCGGGGCGCTGGCGGGCAAGCAGCCGCTGTCGACGGGTCATGTCGCCGCTGCGAACGGCGCGGACGGCGACACGCTGACCGTGCGGCGCGGCGAGGGCTGGGTGAATATCCCGCTGACGTCGCTGGCCTGGCGCGACGGGGCGGGGCGGCTGCAGGCGAGCGCGCCCCTTGCCTGCGCGGACGGCACGGCGGCGGCGCCGTCGATCAGCTTTGGCGCCGACACCGATACCGGCCTGTTTCGACCGGGGGCCAATGCGCTCTCCGTCGCCGTCGGCGGTAACGAGCGGTTCACGATCGCATCCACGGGTTCGATAACCACCAAGCTTCGGTCGGACGCCTTTTCCGCCCTCAACCTGGATACGGAACGGGCCGCCGGCGAAGGCGGCGTCATGCTGCGGTTCCGCGATCCCGCCGGGGTCAAGGGCTATCTGGGATATAGCGCCGCCACCGATGTCCTGTATGTCGTCAATCAGGCCAATGCCGATCTGACCTTCTCGACGAACAATGCTTCGCGCACGGTGCTGCAGGCCAACGGGGTCTTCCGTCCGGCTTCCGACAATGTCTACCAGCTTGGCCTCAACACCCACCGCTGGTCGACGACGCATTCCAACATCGTCTCGGTCGGAGACGGGTCGGCGGGGAATCCCTGTATCCGGTTCAATGCGGATGCCGGGACGGGCCTGTATCGGCAAGCGACCAGCACGCTGGGGTTTGCGTGCGGCGGCGTCGCGAAGCTTGTCCTGGAAACGGTCGTTCTTCGGCCCGGCGCCGACAATGCACAGAATTTCGGCTGGTCCGGCGGCCGCTGGATGAACATCTATGCCGTCGGCGGCACGATCAATACCTCGGACGCGCGCGAAAAGACATGGCGTGGGCCGATGTCGGCCGCCGAACGGACGGCGGCCCGGCGGATCGTCGCCGAACTCGGCTTTTTCCAGTGGAACGACGCCATCGCCCGCAAGGGCCCTGACGGCGCGCGCCTGCACTTCGGCGTCCGCGCGCAGACGGTGTGGGACATCATGGCCGAGGAAGGGCTGATCGGCGCGATCGTCCCCGGCGAGGCGCCGAGCAGCCGCTATGCGTTCCTGTGCTGGGACGGATGGGAGGCGCCGGAGGATGAGGCGGTGGAAGACGGGGCGGCGGCGGGCGATCGCTTCGGCATTCGCGCCGATCAACTCGCGCTGTTCCTGATCGCGGCGCAGGAAGCGCGGCTCGCCGTGCTGGAGGCGGCGGCATGACTGGCGGCGCGGCGCTGGGCGCGCGGGCGATCGGCGACACGGGCGGCCGCGACGTGGCGAGCGAATGGGCGGGACTGGACCCCGCCCTGCCGCGCACATGCGTCGCCGTCGCGCCCGACCGCGGACGGCGGATCCGGGTCCGCAGGTCCTGAAACGAAGGGAACGACGATGACGATGATCGTGAAAGACCCCGACAGCCGCATCGATTTCGAATTCGACTGGGCGGGCGCCTGTCCCGACGGGCAGGCGATGGCCGCGAGCGGCTGGACCGTGGCGCCGGACGAAGCGGGCGGCGTCACGGTGGAGGCGGCGTGGCACGGGCTGGCGCACGCCGCCGTGACGCTGGCTGGCGGCGTCGCCGGCCATGCCTATCGCGTCACCAACCGCGTGACGATGAGCGACGGCCAGATCGACGAGCGGTCGATGACGGTGCGTGTGGAGGAACGATGATGATCACGAAGCTGTTGCCGGGCGAGGCGCCGGTCAGCCTGACCGAAGCGCGCGGCTGGCTGCGTATGGGGACGAGCGCCGACGACGCCGTCGTCGCGCAGTTGATCCGCGCCGCGACCGATATCTGCGAAGCCTTCACGGGTCAGTGGCTGATCGTGCGGGCCGGGGAAGAGGTGACGGCGCTGCGCGAAGGCGCGGCGCGGCTGGGCGCGCGGCCCGTGGCGGCCGTGGACGGGGTGACGCTGATCCTGCCGGACGGCGGCGAGAGCACGCTGGACGAAACGGCCTATCGCGTGACGATCGCGCGTGACGGCACGGCGCATGTCGCCGTGCATGACGCGCGCGGGCCGCGGGCCGCGCGTGTCGCCTATCGGGCGGGGATGGCGGCGAACGCCAACGGGGTTCCGGAGGCGATCCGGCAAGGCATCGTCCGCATGGTCCAGCATCTGCATGAAGCCCGCGACGGCGCCGGGAGCGCCCCGCCAGCCGCCGTCGCCGCGCTGTGGCAGCCGTGGCGGCGGCTGACGCTGGGGAGCGGACGATGATCGGCGCCGAGCAGGCGGTGCGGGCGCGCGCGCTGGCGCTGCTGACGCAGGACGAGGCGCTGGCGGAGCATGTGCACGCTGTTTTCGACGGCCCGCCGCCGCGCGCGAGCATGCCCTATGTCGCGGTCGGCGGCGCCGAAGGAAGCGACTGGGGCACCAAGGACCGGCCGGGACGCGAGGTGCGCGTGACGCTGGTGCTGGCAGGCGCGGGCAGCGCACCGGGCGACCGGGCGGCGGCGTGCGTCGAACGGGTGGTGGAAGGGTTGCGCGGCCGGGCGGAGGGCTGGTCGGTGGTCGGCGCGCGCGTCGTCCGCACGCGCTTTGCCTTCGCACAGGGCGGCGGGTGGCGGCACGAGATGGTGGTGCGGTGCCGCTGCTTGCGGGGGTGAATCGATGGGGTAGCGCCGAATATTTTTTCGCACGAAGACACAAAGGCACGAAGAGGAAGGCTGGGGGCTGTAGAGATTCAGGCCGCTGCTCCCTCCCTTATCGGAAGAAACCGTGCATCCCCGCGAAGGCGGGGATCCAGGGCTGCCTTGCGCTATCCTTTCCTGGGTCCCGCCTTCGCGGGGACGCACGGATGTTTGGGACTGGGAGCACCTCCAGCCTGTATCCCCACAGCCCTTGGACCGTGATGGGGTTAGACGGAGACTTCGCCCTCCCTGTTTCGTCATTCCGGCCTTCGCCGGGATGACGATTCAGCCAAAATGATCGCGCACTATCGGGCGGAGGGGGCCAAGCGTGTCCCCGGCGCTGCCGAGCGGGACCCCGGATCAAGTCCGGGGTGACGAGGATGGGATGGGGAAAATAGCTTTAGCTCGGCATCGTACCGGATTCGCTGTAGTCCTTGTATTTGTCCAGGAAATTGGCGTGATAATCGTCGAGCTGCATGTCGGCGTTGTCGGCGGCGTCGGCCGCGGAATCGCCGCCCGAGCGGTTGAGCGCGATCACCGCGTTGCGAAAGGCGTCGCGCTCCGCCGTGCAGAGCGACTTCATCTCCATTTCGAATTCGGCGGGCGATTTTTTGCTGTTCAGCGCCTTTTTCACCTGCGTGCTCATGCACTTGGTGAAGGCGAGGCGCGTCGTGTCGACCGTCGCGCTGGGCGACTGGATCATGGCGGCGACAATCAGGGCGGAGATGAACATTTCGCGACTCCTTGAACGGACCGAATATGATGAAAGGAATTATACCATGACGATCGAAAATGGGAGCGCTTTTCTGCTGAAAATCGGCGACGGCGCCACGCCCGTCGCCTATCGCACGGTGGCGGGATTGCGCACGACGCAATTGTCGGTGAACGGCGAGGGCGTGAACGTCACCAACAAGGATTCGGGCGGCTGGCGCGAACTGCTGCCGGGCGCGGGCGTGCGGTCGGTTTCCGTAAGCGCGGCGGGGCTGTTCACGGGGTCCGAAGCGGAAGTCGCGATCCGCGCCCATGCGCTGGCCGGGACGATCGACGATTATGAACTGAGTTTCGAAAGCGGCGAGCGGATGCGGGGGCGGTTCCTGGTCACGCGGCTGGATTATGCCGGCGATTACAACGGCGAGCGCAACTATGCGCTGAACCTGGAATCGAGCGGCCCGGTGGCGAGCCTGTGAGCGGGGTCCCCAACCCCCTGCGCGGCGAGGCGGAACTGCGCGTCGGCGGGACGGCGTTCGTGCTGCGGCCGAGCTTTGCGGCGCTGGTTGCGGCGGAGGCCGAGATCGGCCCGCTGTTCGCGCTGGTCGAGCGCGCGGCGGGCGGGCGGCTGGCGCTGGGCGAGATGGCGGCGCTGTTCTGGCATTGCGTGAAGGACCGGCCGGAGGCGCTGACGCGCGAGGCGGTCGGCGAGGCGGTGCTGGCGGCGGGCCTGGCGGGCGCGACGCCCGCGCTGCGCGTGCTGCTGGGGCAGATATTGCGGGGGCGGTGAGCGTGGAGGGTGATGGTGCGTGTACCCTCCCCGCTGCGAGTAGGCAGCAAGCTGCCAACTCTCGCTGCCCTTCCCGCTTGCGGGAGGGGAGTTTCGGAGCCGTGGCGATCGACCTGCTGGGGGCGATGGCGCGGCTGGGGTGGCGGCCCGACGAGTTTTGGGCGGCGACGCCCGCCGACCTGGCCGCCGTGCTGGGGCGCGAGGATGGCGCGGGTGGGGTCGACCGCGCGGGACTGGCGGCGATGATGGAGGCGTTTCCCGATGGATGATGTGGACGAACTGGTCGTCGCGGTGCGCGGCGACACGGGCGCTTTCCGGCGCGAGATCGCCGCGCTGCGCGCCGAACTGGGCGGACCGCTGGTCGCGGAGGCCGAACAGGCGGGGCGGGCGATCGAGCGCGCGCTGAGCCGCGCGATCGTCAGCGGCAAGCTGGGGTTCGAGGATCTGAAGCGGCTGGCGCTGTCGGTGCTGGCCGACATCGCCCGCGCGGCGGTGGCGAACGGGATCGGGGCCGTGGCCGGCGGCGGTTCGAGCGGCGGCGGCGGCTTGCTGTCGCTGGCGACGATGCTGCTCGGCGCGCCGGGGCGGGCGACGGGCGGACCCGTCAGCGCCGGGCGCGCCTATCGCGTCGGCGAGCGCGGGCCGGAATGGTTCGTGCCGACGGCGAGCGGGCGAGTGGAGGCGGCGGGCGGCGGCGTGCGCAACATCGCGATCACGGTGAATGTGCGCGGCGAGGGCGGCGGCGAGCCGGAGCGGCTGGCGCGGACCGGGCGGCAACTGGCGCGCGCGGTGCGGCGCGCGGTGGCTGAGGAGTAGAGTGATGGACAGAGCAAAGACTCCCCTCCCACTTGCGGGAGGGGTTGGGGGAGGGGCTGTGGCGATGCCGTTGCCCTCCCCGCTGCGAGTAGGCGGCAAGCCGCCAACTCTCGCTGCTCCTCCCGCAAGCGGGAGGGGAGGATATTCGTGATGGGCTGGGCTCTTGTGACTCGCGCGCCGCATCACCGTGCGGGCTGGATCAAGCGGTTCGACGCGCGGTTCTGGACGGTCGATTTTCCCCGGCCGATGATGGCGAGCGTTGTTACGACCGCGCCCGACGCGCTGCGCGTGGAAGCGGTGTTTTACAACAAGCACGACCTGGCCGGGCTGATCTGGGAGGCGGAGGATCGCTGGGATCATGCGCTGCTGGCCTATGAGACGAAGCGCGATTTCCGGCACTGCGTGCTGCGCTTCCGGTGGCGGTCGCACGGAGTGAAGCCGCTCGACGCGCTGCACGGGCCGACGCTGACGATCGAGGGGCGCGATGCCGCCGGGAATCCGCGCGCCTGGTATGTGCGGCTGTGGAACTATGCCGTCGGTACGCCCGAGGATGCCGTGGTGACGCTGGATTTCGACGCGCTGAAGGGCGGCTTCCTGCTGCCCGGCGAGGCGGACCCGGTGTGGGCGGGCGATATCGACCGGATGTTCGTGTCGCTGGCGCCGCCTGCCTATGACGGCGGCGAAGGCGTGCTGGCGGTGGCGACCGAGGGCCGGGCCGAGATGAGCGGCATCGCTTGTTCGGGCAGCGGGTCGGTGCTGGCGATCGGCGACGCGGTGATGCCCGAGCATGGGCTGGGCGTGACGGGCGGCTATGACGACAGCTATCATCTGACTCCCGCGCGGCTGGTGCGGCAGATCGTCGCGCTGGGCTATCGCGGCGACGTCGTCCATTATGTTGGAATGAGCCACTATATGCGGCTGGCGGCGGCGGAGGGCGGCCTTCGCGCCAGCGCGGCAGGCGGGACGCTGAACGCGCCGTGCGCCGCGTGGCACAAGGGCTGGGCGGCGGCGTGCGCGGCGGCGGGGCTGGGGTTGATCTGGTCGCTGTCCTATGAATTGCTCGACGCCTGGTGTCCCGACGACTGGAAACAGCGCGACGCGGCGGGCGCCCCGGCGCTGACGGGGTGGGAGCCGCCCTCGGCGTTGCTGTCGCCCGCCCATGCGGGGGCGATGGCCTATTTGCAGGCGGTGGCGCGGGCCTTTGTCGCCATCGGGCGCGAGGCCGGGCTGGCGGCGAAGTTCCAGGTCGGCGAGCCGTGGTGGTGGATCGCCGGGGATGGGCGTATCTGCGCCTATGACGCGGCGGCGACGGCGGCGCTGGGCGGGGCGAGCGTCGCGATTCCCGATGTGCGCGGGCCGCTGGACGCGGCGCAGAAGGCGATGCTCGACGCGCTGGGGAGCATATTGGCGGCCTCGACGGCGGCGCTGGTCGCGGCGGCGCGCGACGAGGCGGGCGCGGCGGGGCTGGTCAGCCATTTGCTGGTCTTTCTGCCGAGCGTGCTTGACGATGCCGCGCCCGAGGTGCGGCGCGCCAATGTGCCGGTCGGCTGGGCGGTCCCGACGTTCGACGTGCTGCAACTGGAGGATTATGACTGGGTGACGGGCGGGCGCGGGGCCGAGACGGCACCCGCGCGCGCCGCGATGGCCCAGCGGCTCGGCTATCCCGTTGACCAGCAGCATTATTTCGCGGGCTTCGTGCCGAACGCCGAGGATCGCGCGCAATGGGCGGCGATCGCCGATGCCGCCGATGCGGCGCGGCGGGCCGGGGTGGCGCGCGCCTTCGTCTGGGCGCTGCCGCAAGTCGCGCGCGACGGCTTCACGATTTTCGACGAGGAACCAGGGGAGAGTGACGTGCAGGCTTTCGATGCCGTGGATTTTCCGCTGTCGATCGGGCGCGAGGCGATGGTGGTGACGGAGTTTTCGACGCAGATCGTCGCCTCGCCTTCCGGGCACGAGCAGCGCGCGAGCGAATGGGCGGAGGCGCGGATGCGCTATGACGCCGGGCCGGGGGTGCGGTCGGAAAGCGACGTGCGGACGCTCGCCGCCTTTTTCCGCGCGCGGCGCGGGGCGGCGCGGGCATTTCGTTTTCGCGATCCGTTCGATTGCGGCTCGGCGGCGGACGGCGGGCCGCCGGGGGCGGGGGACCAGATGCTGGGGACCGGCGACGGCAGCCGGCGGCGGTTCGCGCTGGTCAAGCGCTATGGCGCGGGGGCGGCGGTGCAGGAACGGGCGATCCGCCTGCCCGTCGCGGGCAGTGTCCGCGTGTCGGTGAACGGCGTGGAGACGGCGGCTTTTTCGCTGACGGCGGACGGCGAAGTGCTGATGGACGCGGCCCCGGCGGCGGGCGCCGTGGTGCGCGCGGGCTATCTGTTCGACGTGCCGGTGCGCTTTGCCGAGGACCGGCTGGAGGCGAGCCGCGCGACGTTCCTGGCGGGCGAGATCGCCAGTGTGCCGCTGGTCGAGGTGAGGGCGCCGTGGTGAGTTTAGGGGAGAGCGCCGCGCCTGCGTGGCTGCGCGAGGAACTGGTGACGCCCGCCTGGTGCTGGCGGCTGTCGCGGCGCGACGGGGTGACGATCGGGCTGACGTCGCATGACCGCGACGTGACGGTCGGCGGCCTGCTCTATCGCGCCGCGCCGGGGATGAAGCCGTCGGCGCTGGAGACGCGCGACAGCCTCGATATGGAGACGATGGACCTGGCGGGCGCGGTGTCGAGCGCGGCCATCGCGGCGGGCGACCTCGACGCCGGGCGCTGGGACGGGGCGGAACTGGAGCTGTTCGTGACCGACTGGACCGCGCCCGATGCCGCGCCGGTGACGGTGGCGCGCGGCACGCTGGGCGCGATCGAGCGGCGCGGGGCGGCGTTCGCGGCGGAGTTGCAGGGCGTGGTGCAGATGCTCGACAGGCCGGTGTGCCCGGCGACCTCGCCGTCGTGCCGCGCGATGCTGGGCGACCGCGCGTGCCGCGTCGACCTGGCGCCACGCACACATGACCGGCGCGTCGTCGCCGTGGCGGGGCGCGCCGTGACGCTGGACGCGCCGCCGGCGGCGGGGACCATGGCCTTTGGCGAACTGCTGTGGATGGAAGGGCGCAATTGCGGGCTTTCCAGCCCCATTATCGGTCAGGCGGGGGCCGTGCTGCACCTGGCCGAGGCGCCGCCGCTGCCCGTCGAGGGCCCCGTGCGGGTGCGGCTGACCGAAGGGTGCGACAAGCAGCTTGCGACCTGCCGCAATCGGTTCGGCAATGCCGTCAATTTCCGGGGCGAGGCGCATCTGCCGGGCAATGATCTGCTGACGCGCTATCCCGGTGGCTGAGGCGATGGCGGCGGATCTGGGCGCGCGCGCCTTTGCGGCGGCGCGGTGCATGATCGGGGCGCGGTTCCGGCCACAGGGCTATAATGTGGCGACGGGGCTCGATTGCGTGGGGCTGGTGTGGGCGGCCTATGCGGCGGCGGGGCGGCGGCTGGCGCGGCCCGAGCGCTATCCGATGCGAGGCTGGGAGCGCGCGGACGTCGAGGCGGCGCTGCGGCGTGCCGGGTTCGTGCCGGTCGGCGACGCGCAGGCGGGAGACGTGGCGTTGATCGCCTATGACGCGGGGCAGTTTCATCTGGGGCTGATGGGCGCGGGGACGATGGTTCATGCCCATGCCGGGCTGCGGCGCGTGGTGGAGACGCCGGTGGAGGAGGGCGGGGAATTGTGGCGGCTTTGCCCACCCCGCTGCGAGTAGGGTGTGGTCATCCTTGAATGAAGCGCAAGTGTGTCCCCGCCTTCGCGGGGACACACAGTTTGGTAAGTATGACGGGAGCGGGTGATGGCGACTTTGGTGCTGACGGTGGTCGGCGGGATCGTCGGCGGGCCGGTCGGGGCGGCGATCGGGGCCGCGATCGGCCAGCAGGCCGACGCGGCGATCCTGAAGCCGAAGGGGCGCGAGGGGCCGCGGCTCGCCGACCTGAAAGTGCAGGCATCGACCTATGGCCAGCAGATCCCGCGCCTGTTCGGGGCGATGCGCGTCGCGGGCAGCGTCATCTGGGCGACCGACCTGATCGAGCGGCGGCACAAGAGCGGCGGCGGCAAGGGGCGGCCGTCCGTGACCGAATATAGCTATGCCGTGTCGCTGGCGGTCGCGCTGTCGTCGCGGCCGATCCGTGCGATCCGCCGCATCTGGGCCGACGGCAATCTGCTGCGCGGTGCAAGCGGCCGGTTCCAGGAACGCTGCGTCTTTCGCTGGCACGGCGGCGGCGAGGACCAGGCGGTCGATCCGCTGATCGCTTCGGCGCTCGGCCCCGCGTCGGCCAGTGCCTTCCGTGGGCTGGCCTATGCGGTGCTGGAGGAACTGGAACTGGCGGCGTTCGGCAATCGCATCCCGTCGCTGACCTTCGAGGTCGAGGCCGACGCGGGGACGATCGATGCCGGGCTGGTCGGCGATGTGCTGCTGGAGGATACGGGCCGCTGCGAAGGGCGCTGGCCCGTCGCCGGCTATGCCGCGTCGGGCGACCGGGCGCGCGAGGCGCTGGCGCCGCTGTTCGAAGCGGACGGGGTGCGGCTGGTCAGCGGGCCGGACGACTGGCGGCTGGCGCCGGTGACGGGGCTGGAGACGCCGCTTCCCCTGTCCGCCTTTCGCGCCGCGCGGCACGCCGAGAGCGCGCGCGACACGGTCGAGCGACGGCGGACGCCGCTGTCGGCGCTGCCCGGCCTGATCCGGCTGCGCCATTATGAACCGGAGCGCGACTATCAACTGGGCCAGCAGACGAGCGCCGTCGCGGGCGGGGGGCGGCGCGAGGAGCGCGTCGACCTGCCCGCCGTGCTGGCGGCGGGGTCGGCGCGCGCGCTGGCGCAGCAACTGGCGGCGGCGGCCGCCGACGCGCGCGAGACGCTGGTCGTCGAGGCCGACCTCGCGGCGCTGGCGCTGCCGGTCGGCGTGCCGGTTCGGCTGGAGGACGGCGGCGTGTGGCGGCTGGCGGCGCGGACCGTGCAAGGCGCGCGCGTGACGATCGAACTCCAGCGGTGCCAGCCCCTGCCGACGGCGGCATTGCCCGCCGCGCCGGGCCTGCCCGTCGCCGCGCCCGACTGGCCCGATGCCGAGGGTTTCGTGCATCTGTTCGACTTGCCCAATTTCGACAATCCCGCCGCGGCGAGCCCGCGCATCGCGGTCGCGGCGGCGGGAAGCAACGACGGCTGGCGCGGCGCCGACCTGTGGTTCGTCGCGGGCGCCGGCGCGGAGCCGGACGCCATCGGCGCGATCCGCCCGGCGGCCGCGCTGGGCGCGCTGACGGCGGCGCTGGAGGCGGGGCCGGAGCATCTGTTCGACCAGCGGGGCGAAGCGATCGTCGCGCTGGTCAATCCCGCGATGTCGCTGGAGTCGGTGGACGAGGCGCGCCTGCTGGGCGGCGCCAACCGGGCGATGATCGGCGCCGAGATGATCCAGTTCGGCCGCGCCGAGCCGCTGGCGCCGGGATTGTGGCGCCTGTCCCACCTGCTGCGCGGACGCATGGGAACGGCGGTGCCGGCGGCGCATGCGGCGGGGACGGCGTTCGTGCTGCTCGACGATCCGGCGCTGCTGCTGCTGCCCGACGCCATGGCCGCGCGCGCCGAAAGCGGCGGCGCGACGCTGCAATGGACGCCGCGCGGGGGAAGCGCCGTCGAATCGGTCGCGGTTCCGGCGGCGGCGGCCGCGCTGCGTCCGCTGGCGCCCGTGCGCGGCCGCATTCGTCCCGACGGCGCGGGCGGGCTGCGCATCGACTGGGTACGGCGCAGCCGCGTCGATACGGGATGGCGCGACCAGGTCGACGTGCCGCTGGGCGAGGCGAGCGAAAGCTGGCGCATTGCGCTGGACTCGCCGGTCGCGGGCGTCGGGCCGTGGCAGGCGTCGGTCCCGTCGCTCGATCTGGACGCCGCCGAGGTGGCGGCGATCCCGGCCGGGCGCGTGCTTGAGATCCGCCAGCTGGGCGACTTCGCCCTGTCGCCTCCGCTGTCTTTGCCGTTGAGTTGAGCCCTTGACCCGAAAGGATGGATGATGACCGATTCCCTCGTCACGCCGCGCCACGCCCTGCCTCTGCTGGCCCCGGCGCAGGCGCAGAAGGAGATGTTTCACAACGAGGCGCTGATCCGCATCGACGCGCTGGTCCAGCCCTGCGTGGAAAGCGGCCCCGACGTCGCGCCGCCCGCCGCGCCGGAGGACGGCCAGTGCTGGATCGTGGCCGGCGGCGCGGCGGGCGCGTGGAGCGGCGAAGACGGAGCGGTCGCGCTGTGGAGCGCGGGCGGCTGGCGCTTCATCGCGCCGCGCGAGGGCATGCGCGTCGTTCGCCTGTCCGACGGCGCCGTCCTGCGATTCGACGGCGGCGCCTGGGTGGAACCGGCATCGGTCGCCGTCCCGACCGGCGGCGACGTGATCGACGCCGAGGCGCGCGCGGCGATTGCGGCGCTGATTTCACTACTTGCAGGACATGGCCTTATGATTTAG